GGCTTGTCTACCCCCCATATATCCGCCCACCCCACCAAGAGCGGCTCCACCTGCTGCTGCATATCCTGCTGCCATGTTACTCTCCCTTTTCTTCTACAGCTTGATGAGTGTGTTCTTTCTCGTGATGGTCTTGAAGTTTCTTATATTCAGCGCGGAGAGCCATCAGTTGCACTTCTTTTTCTCCGATAATAGCAAAGAGATCATTGGTATTCATACTTCTCCTTAATCAGGCCCAAAAAGGCATATAATAGGGTGTGGCGCCAACAAGAATTTCTAGATAGCCAGCAGGAGCGGTTGTAGGAGCATTGCCTCCACCTGTAAATGCCACGGTTGGGGTATCAGAGGTTGCCGTTATTTTGAGATTTGGACTTCCTGCCGAAATAACAGACAAATCAAGATAAGCATTATTTTTTGAAATCTCCATAACACCATTTGCGTATAATGTAAGAGCAACAGCCGCCCCCCCAACACCAGTAACAAACTTCATATCTGCCGTATTTGTTGCAAACCACTGTCCTAAGATTCCTGTCGTCGCATTTCCGAAAACAAATCCTGGTGCTACAGTAGTAGTTCCATAAATTCGAATCGTATCCGCTTCGACACCACTTACAACATGAAGAACAGCAGCAGGATTAGAAGTACCAATTCCTATCCTAGTGTCTAGATCATTTACTGTAATAGTCCCCGCTGCATTCAGAAAATACTTTCCTTTGGTTGCATGAATTGTTGAAGAAAGGTAACCTGTCGAGGCTCCACTTGCTGTTCCAAAATTGAATTGCTGGGGAGTGGCCCGTCCAGCCAGAAGGCTGTACTGAGTGTGGTCATCTCCTAACGTGAGCCCGGTAAGTATCGAGTGGTCTTGGCTACCAACTCCGACCAGGAATCCATCCTGCCCATCTTCACCATCAATTCCTGAGAGACCTGGAGGCCCTTGAGAACCCTGAAGACCTTGTGCTCCAGGAGTTCCTGGGAAACCATCTTGACCGTCTTGACCATCTTCACCTGGAAGAAAGAAGGCTTGTTGCCCCTCTCGACCATGACGGTGATCGGCTCGTGAGACAGCCGCAGAGGTTCCATCACTCACGCCATCACCGGGGAAACTCCCTATAGGAGTCCCAAAACCCTCTCTCCCATGTTTATGATCGAGTCGAGAGACAGAGAGTGACGTGCCCTGTTGAATGGAATCACCAGGGGCGCTAGCACCAGGGAATCCAATCGTTACATGGGAATCATTATCATGGGTGGTGACCCCAGACGAAGGCAGATCAGCCAATGAATCATAACTGACTGTTCCAGACCCATCAGCCCCACTGTGGGTGTGACTCTTCGCATGATGCTGATCCGACGTGACGTTCTGCAATTCAGCATGGTCGTCCGTTGTGACGTTTGGGTCACGCTCAGGAATTCCTATGGTAATGGCTCGATGAGTCATCGTCAATTGTGGTTAGGCAGAATAACGAATAGCAATTCCGGGTATGTTTCCAGTCGTCGAAATAGCTGCTCCCGCAGGGAACGTACTTGGTAATGCGGCATACGTGAAGGCAACTGTAATCAAATTACTTAAACCGCCAGAAAGCATTTCCGAAGAAGAACGGCCTAAAAAGATGTACGAACTGGCTGTAGGGATCACGGTAAGTTGTGCCGCGCTATCTCCAACGAAGACAGACCAGAGAAGTGAATTTGCCGGGATGGTCGCAGAAGTTGACGTAGAGAAAAATCCCTGCGTAGTTGGGTTCACCAGCACATCCACGATCAGCGCATTTGGGTATAAATATGAATTTGATGTATTGGTATAGATTCCTACGTGATAGAGATCATTCGCTACAGAATCATGGTAAAGCCCTAAACCACTCACGGCTGTATTCTGCCCCGATAAAAACGGGACAGCAAAGAGGATATTTGCGTTGAAGTTTGCTACCACAGCAGGAGACGCGACCCTTGGACCATTTTCTGCCGTGACATACCACCGATCAGCCCAAGTACTTCCAGCAATTTGTCGAAATGACGCCAGGGCTTGAGTCCCACTGGCAGCAGGAGTTCCGTGCGTGTGGTCACTTCGACTGATCGTTCCAAGCACGCCATTTGCCGAAGCCTGACTATAACTTGTCTCTGGAACCACAGACCCAAAATAATTCACAAGACCAGAATCATCTGTCCCGTCATGGATATGGCTCTTCGCATGATGCTGGTCAGTTGTCACCGTAGAAAGATCAAGATGAGAAATGGCCGTAGATGACGCATGGGTATGTACTTCATCGTGATGCTGGTCTGCTGTCACCCCTGTCAGGTCAGTATGGGCCAGGGTGCCCTGCTCATTCCGTGCCGTCGCTTCTTGACGAAGGAATTCAAGCCATTGAAGCCAGGGTTGAGAGATTCTCCCCGTCTTGCTATCCTGAAAGGCTGTCGTGTGTGGAATCGGGGGAAGAGACATTATGACCCTTCCTCAGACGTTGCGGCTCTCATTCGCCCACCAGAGAATTCTGCACTCGCTCCAAGGATAGCCACTTTCGTATTGGATGCACCTTGAATCTCAAAGACGATATCCCGCATCTGCCCCAGCCGGTACCAATTCGCCCGTGCTGCACGTTGCCCGGTAAATCCAAGTTCCTCTGTCATCCAAGAAGACCAGGAGTGCCCCCCATCTTTACTCACTCGTAACTGCACCGTAGGAGCCGTCACGAACGCATCAGCAACCCCTTGTTCAAATTCAACTTCAAGCTTATGGACAACTAGGCGCTTTCTTTCAGCCCAGTAATGGGGAGATCGACGAGACCAGACAATCGGTTCTCCATTGTCTTCGTGGGTATCCGATGAGATTTCATACAGATTACCAGTCACACGGTCTGTGGCAATCATGCGGTTGATAAATCGCACCACGTCTCGCGTTCTCCACGCTCCAAGGTCATAGCTTGATCGTTCATGCCAGAGTTGAGTCATAAAGTCATAGACGAAGGTTTCTCCACCAGCCAAAAAGGTAATACCATAAAAATCATGCCCATCCATCTGATAACTGAATCCAAAAGCATCAGCCGTCGTGGGGTAGGACCGCCAATGGGCTTCAAGCGCCGGTGTTGAAATGGGGGTTGTGTCTAATCCAGAAGCCACTACGACTCGTCCACCAGGAGACCCCTGCTTATGCCGACCTAGCCAGATGATCGTATCGGCAATCTGCGCCACGCTATCAACAGCTTGAAGGCCCCAGTCAATGACGCCAGATGTCGATTGAAACGGGAAAGGATTCGTCCCGGCGTCATACCAAATCTCAGTGGTCAGTTCTCCAAACAAGTACAGCTGTCGGTGCATAGCCCAAACAGCTTGAAGAAAGTCTGGAGAGGCTTCTGCTGCTCCGAGTTGTACTGGGTTCCACGTCATCGCGTCATTCAGGTCACTCAGCGCAAAGAAGAATGAGTCCTGCATACTAACAATAAGGTACTGGTCAAGAAACGCAATCGACGTGGGCTGACCAACAGGCTGAGGGTCTGGTTTGGCAAAAACGGATGTACTGTAGTTGTACACGTACACAAAACGTCCATCCACAATTGCTAGTTCTGAATTGGCATTGTGTTCCATCTTCACTGTGCCACCAGAGGTCTCAAGTGTCCCTACAATGGTCGATGAGGCATCATTCAGAATTTGAAAGACGGTTGGCCCTGAGACCACAAACAGACGGTGCCCAACCACATGGGCTCCACGGATAGGAGAATCTCCTACAGACTTCCATAATTCCAATCCTGGTGCCCCCAAGAGCATCACGGGTGTTTTGCCTTCCGGTCCACCCAAGGTCGGAACAAGGTTCATCGTCCGCTGAGTATTGATGTTGATGCTCTCAGCCGGATAAGAACCACCGATGAAGTTCTCTAGTTCCATTAGTCAATCGTATAAATGGAAGAGGGTGTGTGACGACGAACACCTGTATCAGGAAACATGGTCATGTCAGGGGCCGAATACACTAACAGCCGATCAAAGAGGTCTTGGGCTGTCTGAAGTACAAGGGGACTTGGTGTGACCCCATATCCAGGCCCCAATCGAACCGCCAGATTGTAGATAATAGCTTCTAAATAAACCGGATCAACATCAAGTTCTGCACTCAGGGATGTAATCGAGGCAAATGCCTTCTGAGAAGAAAGATGGAGCGTATCAGCAGCATCGGGGAGAGGATAGAGTCGAATACGCCCAAGGGGTTGTGATGGTTTATACCATAGGTGAGAGGGTGGGCCTGTCACAATGGCTCTATCCCCATAGGATGAATACTGGTCTTCCCCGATCAATTCAATTGGAGTGAACAAGCCATTCGTATCTTCGAGAGAAGCAACCATCACTTTAAGTGGACGGGCTGTGTTAAAATTCCCAGAGACTCCAATCGTGTAATCCCCATCATTTGCAGTAAGGGTAAATGATTCTTCCGTCGTGGCAAGCACTGTCACATTGCGAATGGACCATGATCCAAGCATTAAGTTCAATTTTCTTTTAGCATCCTGCGACATCTCCGCAGAGAGTGTTTCTCCAGTCGCAAGAACACCCAGTTCTCGAAAGGACTCATTAAGGATATCTTGGATGGTCATGCTTCATTCCTCAAAAGGTACAGATCAATTTCAAGATGATAAACACACAACACAAAGATATATTGCTCATAAAGAGCCCTCGTGCATCGCACGCCCTCAGTTGGATTACTGCTGTGCAGACTCACCAACCTACACCACCCATAACCTAGCTGCCACCCACCCTCACCTATATCCTCGGCTCTTCTTGAGCCTACCCAGCTAGGGCGCTTCTCTTAATTACTCGCCACCAATCCCTTTTCTTCAAGACGGGCCTCAACCTCAGCCAAGCGCACTTGAAGATTTTGGATGACGTACAGCAACGTGACGGCTTCCGCCAACGTCGCCAGACCATACGGAGTCGTCGTGGTGAGCGCCGATAGAGCATAATCGGGCGTCCCAGCCGCGTCCGCGATGGTGATTGCGGTGAGTTGGGCGGTCAGTGCCGCACCCTGGTCCACTGGCGATGAGCCATGAAATGCCACGAGTGATGTGGTGGCTTTCCCAAGCACAGCCCCATCAGGAGACTCGTGACCGAGATACTCCTT